TAGTTCTACCCAAGAGTTTCCACTATCTCCGTCTTCACTATCGTTAGTAAATAATCCTCTAGGGTGATTAATTGTTACTTTTAGTTGGTCTATTTCACCAGGGTCTGCTAATCCAAATTGACTTGCTGCAATACTCTCTCCAACTCCAGAAGAAGCAGTAAGTGTATCTCTATTATGGTCATCTAAATTTGCAAATATTCTGCTTTCTGTGCCCATACCAAGTGCGGCTTTTGAACTAGAAGGTAAATCTGCACCTATGGCTACTCCTATTGCTCCTTGCCCTACACCTTCTGGACTAACTACAAATTCTTGATTTCTATGACCAGTTCTTAATGAATACGAAAAGTTATCGACATTATAAATAGGAGCGCTAGACTCTGAAATAATCGGGGAACTCATTGTACAAGGTACATTACTTCTATTAACTCCTTGTCCACTTGGAGATATAGTTGCAGTTGCTCCACTTATACCCCCTACTTGGTCTACTAAGTCGACTGTGGTTGCTGCGTTATTTACTGTGGCATTAACAGGGGGTGATACTGTTACTGTTCCCGCTGAACTATCAAATGATATAATCGTACCAACATACTTTCCTCCATCTTGACCTGCTCCTGCAATTGTTATTTTAGGTTGCATGTCTACTAGAGTAGTATTATTATTTTTAACCATAGTATTGGCAAAAGTTATTCCACCACTTGAACTAGGAGTGACTGTGGTTGTATTTGCTACTACATTTGCGTTTCCTGTTCCCGCAGCTCCATCTATTCTTATAAATCTAGCACCATCACTTATTGATAAACCGCTAAACATATTTGCACTTTCATTATCTGTTATAACTCCAGTAGCGGCTACATAAGAAACATTGCCGCTTCGTTTGGCAGAGTAAGTCTCTTTTCTAGAATTATCAAGAACCGGAGTACCATCTAAGTAGATAGTATAAGCCCCATCAACTAATCCTTCAATTTCTCCTTCAGATAGCACATCATAAACAACAGCAGACTGGTCTATAAAAGACGCCTTGCTATTAATAGGTAATGCAGCTTTATTACTACCCTCACCTGCTCCTGAATTATCGTTATCTCTATTACTCATATTATTCTAGTTCTGCGTCTACCGTGTCTCCACCTCCACCGCCACCATCGATGTCTCCTGCTCCCTCTTGGTCAGGATTATTAATATTAACCCACCCTGAATTTTGTCTTATTCTTGAAGTAGTAAATCCAAAATTAACTGGAGCACCATTTACTTCTAATCTTCCGTAACATAAAGGAATCGGAACTCCTGATTTTACCACATTTATTGGCCCACCAAATATTGCGGGCTCTTCATCTTTTGCTGGAGTATCGTCTTGAACTAGTCCTATAACACCATCTATTGCTATATAACTACCAACTATTACAAGACCAAGACCTATAGGACCTCCAACTATTAATCCAATGATTGCTAATAGTGTACCAAAATCTCTTTTGGCTTGGTCAGATAAAGACCCTTGAACAATAGGTACAATATAAATATCATGTTTTCCTAAACTTAGTTCTTCTTCTCCTTTGCGCATAAATTCTTCGCCTCTTTTAAATACCCACTCAACTCCTTTTTCATGTTCGTCCATAAAAAAATTATAGAAACCTTTTCTTTGACAAGCAATAGCACGAAGAGCTTGTTTTACATTCTTTATTTCAAGATTAAACTCTTTTCCAAACTTCTTTCCTGCTTTACCTAATAAGTGTATTTTTGTCATTTTGGCTCCAATATATAATGTTCTTTATCTGGATAGGATACTATAAGATATGGTATACCTACCGAATTGCAATTGTCTATGTCATGCTGACTTGGTTTACAATCTGAGTCGTAGTGACTATGGACAACATATTTTATTTTTGATTTTAATTGATAACTAACTAAAGTCATCGGGTCAATTTTAAAGTGTAAATTTTTATTCTCGGCAATATTTTTAACTTCGATAAATTTTTCAACTCCATTTTCGTCTAGTACAAAACCGCACATTTCTTCGGGAGCTCTTTTTTCTGCTGCTTTATAAATTAAATCCATCATGAAAAAGCCTTTGACCCTGGGAATCCTCCAAAAGGAATTACTACCGTTGTACTATGGTCATCATGTCCTGTAGAATTTGCGTTTGCCGTTTTAGGATTGAATCCGAATCTTCTTCCACAACCTTTTAAACTTTTACTACATAAATCGCCTCGTTGCCAAAATGCTCCACTTTCTGGAGCTTGGTTTTTATTAGCTTTTCTTGTTTTCCACATTAATGTTTTTTGATAAGTCTGCGCCCCTACAGGAGAAGTATTATCTTGAAATGTCACATAGTCATTATACTTATCATCTGAATAAGAAAAATATTCTGTTCCATGAGAATAAGCGCTATAAGTTCTAACTCTCGCATAATTATTATTTGTATCAGTAGGTGCTCCTAAAGCAGTAGCAGTACCAGCTACTTTTGCTTGCCAAAAATCATTTACTGTCGCATTGTTAGTGACTGTTCCATCGGCATGAAATTTATCTGCAGTGCTTGTTGACCTTAAGTAATCTCCTTTTGCAATAGCAGTGCTTCCACTTAACCCAGAATACAAACTAGTACTTATACTACTTGGAATTAAATATTCATCATCTTGATTAACATAAACTGTATATTCAATATTTTGTGCTGATAGAGTGTTATTATAATGTGGATTATACTTACTTTCTATATGCCATCTACAACCACTTCTTGCTCTTAAATATTCTGGATTTTCTGTATGCTCACTCGCTCCTTGATAAATCCAACCACATGCATTAGGAGTTATACTTCTTCCTGGTAATTTTACTCCTTGTAAATCAAAAGGTATTCTTAGTTCAAATTCTACGGCTACCTTTGACCTAGATTTAATAGTATCAATGTAATATATATCTCGTGGGTACTCTATAGGAGGGCTGTTAGTATCCCCTTCACTTTTTAAATATTTTCGCAAAGTAGTTCTTCTTATAACTCTAAAACCGATAAAAGTTTCATAATCTATTTCACTACTAACTGCTGTTTTAAATGTATTTAATACATTTCCGATTGTAAAAGTAGGTCTTGGATATTTTGTAGCAGATGTTCTGTCAAACCCTGATACTTGTATAGGAATTGCTTTATAAGTATTAGTTTGAGAGTTATTTGCATGGTCTAGCATAGTTACTTCTGATAGGTCTGCATCTAGTCCGTCTACAAAATATGCAAAAGTATTTTTTGCATATTCAAATTCATAAAGGTGAACAAGAGCCGAACCTGGGTCTTGTTTTTGTAAGTCCTTTACTAATATCTTCTCTGTCATTATGCTTCATAAACCCTTCTAAAAGTAGCATCTAAAGTATAGTAATCATCATACTCCCATTTTTGTTCCCAATCTGGACACACTACTTTAATTGTTTCTGTACTGCTCGATGCATTTGAATCAGCAATATCAAATCTAAATTTAGTTACTCCATTTAAAGATTCAAAGAAAGCAACTAAGTCATCTATTTCTGCTTTTGGTCTAGTCTGGAAAGAAACACTTATTTCTTGTTTTAG